TGCAATAAGGTCTTTAGGGTTTGCATCATTAATTGCTGCCATAGTCTTAGGCCCGATAACTCCATCAGCCACGCATCCGATTGCCTGTTGTAGCGTCTTAACGCTTCTGCCTGTGCCTGCATTAACGGCAAAATCGAATACCACATAATCTAAGCCTTTCGGTAGGACTTCACAATAACTGGAGTTCCAATACTTTAGTTTATACATTGAGCCGACTTTTTCAGGGGTCAAGGCTCGCATATCGGCTTCGGATACAGGATGCCCCACAAATTCTTCCCAAACACGCTTAGTAACGCCTAGGTTAGTCATACCGCCTGAGTCTAGGGGGTCATTAACAAAACCGCCCTCGTGCTTTAGGATGCGTTTTAAGGATTTCTCAAACTCGCCTGTCATTTCTTACGCATCTCCATAATTTTCTCTAGCGAGCGACCACCAAAATAGAATGACATGATTAGCATACCCCATTGACCTAATAGCTCAACATAGTTGTTATTGACTTCAACATCGGCAGCAGATAGCCCCGCAAACGAGGTATAAACTAACAAAATAAAAATAAGGGTCATTGGGCGAATATTTTTAGATAACCAAGAATCGGAAGCCATATCTGCTTGTTGGCGTTTGGTTAGTTCTTGGGCTTCAATATTATCGGCATTGAGTTCAGCTAACCTACCTTCTTGTTGCATCTTTAACAATTCAGCTTGAGCTTTAGCCTTAGCTTCAGGGTCAGGAATAAACTTGTCTAGGACTTTCATTCCAACATCAAATAGTGCCATCAAAGGTATCATTTACCACCCCATACTAAAAAGTAAGCTATTACGCCAGCTATCGCAAAACACCAAAATTGTGCCGTTCTAGCCTTGTTTAAATCTTTGTTAAATTGATTCTGAAACTCTTTCTCTTGCTTCTCTAGCTTGGCTTTTAGGGCTTCAACTTCTGCCCATCGTTTGCCATACTTTCTTAAAAAATCTGCTCTAATCTGTGCTTCTTCTCGTCTAACTCGTTCTTCGTGTTCCCATTGCATCAATACCCGTTTTAGGAATAACTCTTTGCGGACTTCGTTTTCTCGTAACTCTCTGCGTCTATCTATATTTCGTTGTACTGCAACATCGGTGGCTTCTTTTTGAACATTCTCAATACTTTTAGAAAGTTCTTTAGCCGATTGACGACTTATATCAAGGTTACTGGTTAGGGTTTTAATCCCTTCGTAAAGTTCCATAGTTTCATTTTGGCAAAGACCACCCATGAGTTGTTAGGTAGGCATAGCCTAAACCAGCTACAAAGACATAAAACAATGTTCGTATAGAGAACCAGCCAAACTGGCTTACTTTCTCATTTAACCATTCTTTAATGGCTTCCTTAACTACTTCTTTTTGGATTTCGTTAGGCATTTTTCTTCCTAACTGTAGTCTTTTTGACAGCAGGTTTTCTTTTAACCGCAGGTTTTTTGGGCGTGGCTGTAACGCTACCTTCCAAAGAATTAAGTACAGTAAGCCAATGCACTTTTTTGGTGTAGCCCATTTTGTCAAATACCCAGTCAATAATAAACATAAGTCACCTATGCAAGTTTAATCCAAGATATTGTAGTTTCATCCCATGAATAACGCTTATCGTCTGTAGGATAGGGAATTGGAGCATCCCATAAACAAGTATTTTTATTTAAATTCCAAGATGGATATGGTTGTGGTGGAATAAAAGCATCTTTTTGGTTGTCATAAGTGTAACCAATACCAGCGTAGTTTTTCCGTAATGGTCTACCTTCTGGATGTTGCCCACCATGAGTATTATATGAAGTCTGTACCCATCCATGACCAAAGATGCCACTATTAATGACATCTTGTTCTGCCACAATAACTTGGACTACTACTCCATTTTCTACTTTTGCAAAATGTGCCATTACTTTCCTTATTAAAGTGGTACTAAAGAACCACTACTTGTAAAGGTATGGATAGTATTACCGCCAGAGGTTGTTACTGTGCCACCACCGAATTGTTGTGCGCCTACATAGGAGATGATAACTACGCCTGAGCCGCCTTGACCACCAACAGCACTAGATGAGCTTCCGCCGCCACCACCGCCAGCACCTAAATTAGCAGTTCCATTTCCACCTATTACGCTACTTGTACTGCCTCCAATTCCACCGCCGCCAGTGCCGCCTGTTTGTTGAGTTGTTGAGTTGTTGGTTCCGCCCCCACCACCACCTGCGTAAGTTACGGATGTGCCTGATATAGATGATGCAGAACCGTTTCCGCCTGAACCGCCTAGAGTAGACCCATCTGCGTTTCCACCAGTCGCACCAGCACCGCCGCCACCGCCACCGCCTGTATATCCATTACCACTTCCAACACCACCATTATTTCCTTGACCCACTGTTCCTGAACCAGCCCCAGATGCTTGACCGCATGAGCCACCACCTGAACCACCTGCGCCGCCGTTCTGAACGCCCGTTCCGCCTGTTCCACCACCAGTTGAAGTAATGGTTGAGAAAACTGAATTAGAGCCTTGCGTACCAGCAGAAGCACCACCAGCGCCAACAGTAACTGTGTAAGAAAGTGTTGTGTTTAAAGATGTTGTGCCAGATAACAAACCTCCAGCACCGCCACCGCCTCCAGAAGCTCCGCCACTAGGTATGCCACCACCAGCACCACCGCCAGCAACAACAAAATAGTCTGCAATAACAGTCTGTAGCCTTGTCCATCCAAATGCCCCAAGTGCCGCTGCACCAATTTTAGATAAGCGTGGCATCTTTTGTCCTTATGCAAATTTAGTTACAGAAGCCAACACAGTAAATGTAGCAGAACCAGTTTTAATAATTACATAAGTGTAAACATCTATTGAACTTGTATTGCCAGCTGTAGGAGCAGTTCCACCTTGCCATTTAGGAGTAACAGAATTGCCATCTACTTGTACAGCAGAATTATAATATGCTGTAGAGCCATTTGTAACTAAGAAAGTAGCAGATATAGATTCGCCTGTAGCCATAAGCGTATTTAAAGAAGTTCCGCTAGAACCTCTAAAATTAACTGTCCAATTACCGCTTGCATTGCTTGTGTAATACAAGACCGATTGAGTTGTAACATTATAGGCTATTGTGCCTGTAGCTGCTGTAGCAGAAACAGTAACAGTTTCAAGAATATTAGAAGTCTTTAAATTTGCGTTAGATGATGTTCCAGCAAATGTCTGTAATGCAGTAAAAGTTGTTGCTGTGGATGGTGCTACATACTCTGTACCTGCGGTGGCTACAGCAACAACGCCTGAAGTACCTTTTAAAACCCCTGTTAAGGATGTAGCAAGAGTTGTGGTACCTGTGACTGTTAAACTTGTAAATGAACCAGCACCACCAACCAAAGCATCAGCATAAGCCTTAGTTACTGCATCGGTTGATAAAGTAGGGGTAGCTAAGTTAACAATTTTGTTACTATTTGCGTCTAAGTTACCCGTCATTGCGGTTTGACCATCGCTTGCCAATGAGCCAGTAAGTGCAGAAGCTATATCTGTAAGTGTGTTATTAGCCCATGTGCTTGCAATGGTTGTGCCTGTAACTACGGGATTACCCGCAGGTAGTGTGTATGTGCCTGACCCGTTTCTACTCATTTTTTGCTTCCTTTTTTCAATTCTTCAGCCATTTTACTAGGCGAATAATTAATGGATTCTTGAACTTGCTTGCCTATTTTTTGTTTTTCTAATGCTTCTGTGCCTTCTTCTACCATAGGGCCAGCAAATGGTATTCTATTTAAGAATTTGGTTAAAACTTTATCCATTGCACTAGCAGTATTAGCTTGATTAATACCTCTAACGGGAGAATTAATAGCAATTACAGTTTCTCTCAAGTTTCTAACTTCTTGTGCGCCTTTTTTTCCAAGTAAATAATCTAATTTGCCTGATTTATCTAAATTTTTAACTATTACATCAAATTGTTTAGGGTTAAAAGTGCGTTGACCTAAAGAATCAGTTTCAATATTAGCAGTAATAGCACTTCTAAGGTTTTCAATAGTTTGACCTTTTAATTCTGCCCAAGCTTGTTGACCTTTTTCAGTCTTTTTAAGGGTATAACCGAGAGCTTTTAAACTATCTAAATCAGATTGCATAACAGTTTTATCAAATACTTTTTCCAAAGCAATAACTCTATCTTTAGAATTTGTTTTTTTGCTTAATAAATCATCAATTAAACCAATGCTTTCAAAATCATTGGCAAACTTGGCTCTTAACCTTCTAGCTTCTTTAAACAAATCTCCACCAGCATTTTGTGTAACTGTGTCAATCATTGTTTTAATATCCCCACCAAAACTCATATTGCTTGGGGTATCACCTGATAATCTATTAACCATTTTGCGTACTTCTTCAATTTGATTTAATGTCATTTCGCCATTTTTGGATAATTGATTTAATTTCATTTTGGCGCTAGTAATAACTGGAGCATTGGCAGCTTCGGCTTCCATAGTGTCAAGTTGGTTAATAATTCCTTGAACATTAACTTTTTGCTGACCTTCTTCAGAAGCTCTAGCAATATCATAAGCATTTTTATAAGCATTTTTAGCTTTATTTGCAGTTTCTCTTAAAGCAGCATCAACCGCTTCTCCAGTAGGTCTTAAATAAAACGGATTAGCTACTTGCGCTCCCGTTGCCTCTACATAAGCATCTAAATTTTGACCAATTTGCGTGTTTCTTAATTCTTGAGCTTGAATTAATGGTCTGCCTACATCTTCAGGATAGGTTTTTATTGTTTCAGCTTCAAATTGTTGTTGACCTAACTCACGAGTTGCTTGACCTTTGCTTAATTTAATAGGTACTCGTAATTGTTCTGCCATTTGCGCTCTTACAACAGCATTTGGTACATCTGCTGCGCCTACTCCTGACATAGTTGGTTCAGGTTGACGCAAAGCTTGTGCTATGCGTGGCGCTACTTCTTGCACAGCCTGACCCATTTGTCGAGCTTGTGGGGGTGTTGCTTGCACCATACGAGCATAGCTAGGCAACATTCCTGTAGGCATTACTGGTGGCAATTTAGACGCTTCAAACGCACTACCAATGCTTTGCAATACATCTTGGCTTGCACCACTTCTAGGTTGGTACATATTGCGTTGAGCCATAGCCATTGGTTCTTCGCCTGTAGCTAATGCAGATACAGCACTTGGAATAGTTAACGCTGCACCCGAAAGCATAGTAGCTGGCACTTCGTACAAGGCTTGTACATTTTCCATCATTGTGCGTTTTGGCTTAATTACGGGTGGATTTGGTACTTGACCTACAACAGTAGGCACATCACCACTAATAATGTTGCCACCAGCATTTTGCAAGTAAAGTTGTGGGTCAAACCCTCTAGCTACAGATGCAGAAGGGGTTTCTGACGCTTTAGACGCAAGATATTTTTGAGAGTCAAAAGCCATTATTCAATTCCCAATACTTTTTTAATTGCAGGTGTATCTTTGTGGTTAGGATTTTTTCTAACAAAATCAAATGCAGCTTGGTCTTGTGGGTTTAAAGTTTTTCTAAATTCTTGTGGACTGTAACTTGATTTTTCTCCAATTGCTGCTCTACCAATATCTTGAGCTACTGTTGGCAAATAAGGGTTATATCTTCTGTTTACAGGGCCAGCCATATCAATGCTATCCCAATCACCATTAGGATAATATTTTTTATTAAGTTCAATCATAGTTTGAACGGCTGCAATTCTTGTAGAAATTGGTTTATTGGCATTTCCTACATCACCTGCTGCTGTACGATAAGATGCTGTGTCTTTATCAGATTGTGGGCCTTCAAAGCGTGGTACTTGTGCAGTTAATCGTTCACCTAATATTTTAAGCCTTGCATCTTCTTGTGATGCTTTTCCACCATATCCAAATGCTTCGCCAGTAGTTGTAGCTACATTTTGTAAAAAACCTGAACTTGGTTGGTTTGAACTTAAAATGTCTGCTACTGAACTTAAAACACCAAATGAATCTTTAGCATTTTTCACATTTTTACGCAAATCTTCGTTAAATTTTACTAGTGCAGCCCTATTGTCTGCTGGTGACATAGATGAGTCATATTCGTATTTAGGTAAAGTCGCTGGGGCAAATTTTGTATCTGGGCTTGAAGTTGGCACATTAACTTGTCCCATTTGACCGCCACCTTGTGCAGAAACATTAGGTTGACCACCCATATTTGGCATACCACTACCATAACCACCTAATTTACCTTCAAATTGCATATTGATTTGGTCAGCAATACTTAATGATTTAGGTATAACTTGTAATATTTTTGTTGGGTCACGAGGGTCACGCAATTCTATTTTTGCACCTGTATCTACACTAATAGGAGCACGATACTTTTCACCACCTGATGCAATAGTTTCCATTTGACCAGTTCTAGGATTAATGCGAGTAAGTACATCGCCTTCTCCAAGTTTTTGTGGTTTAAGCATTTCTACTGCCTGTGATTTAAGCCAAGATGGAGCATACGGATTTGTAGCAATTTGTAAAGCTTTTTGATAGTTAGGGCCTGTTGCTGGCGTTCCAGCATCAACTAATTCATAACCTTTAGGTACAGGTTGAGCAGGCGTACCTTCTAATGCTTGGAAATATTCTTTAACAGATTGCCCTTCTCTTTCACGCAATCTTTCAGCCATTTTTAATTGTTCTTCTTCGGCTTTTTCCAACTCTTTTTTCCCCAAATAAACATTGGCTAATCCAGCTAAATTTTGTGTAAAAGATGGGGCAACATAACGCCCACTTACTATTTGTCCTTGAGGCACTTGCTGACCTTGTTGCATTAACATTTGAGCCATCTGTTGTTGGCGAGCAATTTGTTGCTGTTTTAAAAGTTCTTCGGGTGGTAAATTACCCCCTAAATTTAACATTGGTTGAGCCATAATTAGTTCCCTTGAGCGTCTAAATCCCAATTTGCATTGGTTGGGGTTTGACCTTGACCAAATCCACCATATACATTACCTGAACCATATTTCATCATGGCTGGAATAGAAGATAAATAAGGGTTTCTTTGATTTTCTTTACGCAACATTTGAGCCATCATCATAGGATTCATACCGCCTTGAGTGGTTTGCCCAGCTTGCTGAGTCAATCCTTGAGCCTGTTGCATAGCCATATTTTGCATAGCTTGTTGATTTGCTATGTTTTGATAATACGGAGCTAACCCACCTAAGTCTTGTGGTTGAGCCATCTGTTGAATGTAGGGATTATACATATTCATGGTAATAGTCCGTAATCTACGACTTTATAGCCGTCATCTAGGGTTTTAACTGCGTATGGGAATACTTGTTCTACTTCTTGTGCCATGACACCAACATGAACACCATCACCTGCTAATGGGTGAGATTTGACCTCATCTTTGTATTCAAAGCTGTAAAGAGTCAACCCGTTGTCCATTACACCAATGGCTTTGATGTTTTCTTTTAGTCTGACATCAGAGAAAGCCATAATACCTGCACTACCCAATCCCATTAATCCTTGATTAAAGTTAGCTTGGGCGGCTTGTTGAGCGTTAAAGTCACCCATTTGGGCGTTATATCCCATCTGTGCAGCACCTAATATGTCAGGGCCTGCGGTAGTAGCTTGTTGAGCAGAATTAACGAATTGTGGGCCTTGCACCTGTGCGCCTGTACGCACCGCAGAAAGGGTGTTCAAAGGCTCGTTTCTAAGGTAGGCTTGTTCTTGCAATGCAGATTGACGGGCTTGCTGACCAACACCAAAGCCTTGGGTTGTGGCGGCAGCCAATAAATCGTTCTCACGCTGGGCTTGTTGCATCATGGCTCGGTCATAGGCTTCAGAACCAATATCGATGCCTTTGTTTGCAAGCTGTTGTTGTAACTGTTCACGCCCTTGTTGTAACTGTGGGGCAAGCCGTTGCATATAGGCTTCTTGATAGCTTTGGCTAGGATTAAACCCTGTAGATGGTAATCTGCTTACATCAAACGGGGTGTTGAGCATATTCTCAACATAACCCAATCCTTGACCTGCAAGTCTGCCTAATCCAAGGCTTGTTTGGTTTTGATAATCAAGAAGTTGTTGTTGGGCAGGGCTTAAAGTCTGTGTAGCAGTCCATGTAGGATTGCCGTAAGGGTCAGCACCAGTAATAGCATAGCTAAGATTGCCATAAGGCGTGACTTGATTAACTCGGTTAGCCGCAGTTGCTTGACGAGCCGCTTCTAAGTTACCAGCAGCCGTTTCAACAGCCGCACCCCTGTAATCAGGAGCAGCAGGGGCACTTGGAGCAGGCCCTAATCCTAAAGATCCACCACCACCCATACTATTCTCCCTTGTTTAAAGAGCATCGGATGTTAAGAAACCGACACTCCTCTTTTCTCATAGCCATAATTACCAAATCACCACTCATGTGGGCATTAGGTATTTCAGCTACAACCTTAAAGCCCAAATGTCGGTTTAACTTTAGGGCGTCTGTGTTATCAGCACAGATTTGCCCTAGTATAACGCTAACTCCTAGTTTATTAAAGGGGTAATCAAAAGCAGCCCATAATAAATCTCTACTCATCCAGTTCGTTTCAGCCAATGCCCCAATGTGCATTTCGCAGGCTTTTGGCATGAAATTACAATAACCAACTACAGCTACTAAATTACCATCTTGCATCTGACCGATACATTGGGTGGTTTCAGGTAGGGGAAAGTTAAGCACTCTAACCAGCCATTCCCCCAAATATCGCTGGTTTTCAGTCGTAACAGTTCTCACAATACCCCGCCAGCCTCCATTACAAAGTCGGTTGATGCCCAATGAAAGTCAATGCCTTGGCTTGCCACATTCATGCTAATTGAGCCTGCATAGCCAATACCTGTCACGCCTTGCCAAAACTTTGTTACTACAAGGTTTCCACCCCAATTTGTGTCATCCCATGTGGATGTATCCCAAACCCCAATATCTAGGGTAGATGGGTTAAACGATATTTGGCTAGTTAAAGGTACTGTATCAAAATCGGTGCTAACACCGCATAAAACAGTCGGTAAGCCGTTATCGGTCTGTAAGATAGGGCGTACCATAGTAAAGCGTTTTTGTTGCCCTCTGCGGTCAAAATAAGAGTAGGCTTGCTGTACAAACCCACTAATATTGTCGGTATCGTCAGAAAATGAGTCATAAAAACGGGCTACATAGCCGTTTCCACCAAAATACATATCTTCACCGCTCATTTCCCAACAATTTGCGTCAATATTGGTAAATCTTGCCCATGATTTAGTAATGTTGTGCATGACATATTGTTCAGAACCTGTAGTTACAGGGATATTGACCAATAACATATTGTATTTGGCTAAATAACTTATTTGCCAGCCGTAGTTTGCAGAATAAAGGTCTGCTGCTTGGCTAATAGCAAAGAAAATCTTGTCTGTAATGTTAACTCGTGGGTCTAATCGGGTGGACTGTAATCCTGCCGATAGGGGCACTAAGCCATCTTGGGTTAAAAGTAGGATGTCACCACCATATTTAAACACGCATTTACGGGCAAAAGTCTGTCCAATGTTCCAAATACCAACCAAAGCCCAATCTGTAGGGTCAGATGGGTCAGAACCTTTGTATACAGCCACTTCTCCGTTACTTGTAACGAATACGGCTAGGTCATCGACTCCGTAACCAGCGTCAATAGTCCATGTTCCCATCGCTTGTAGGTAGCCACCTCGCTTAAAGATGCCACCAAGAGGAAATGAAGTTACCGCCCCGTTTATTGAATCTACAGGCAAATACCAAAAGTTAAGGGAGTTTTCTTCTACAAAGTACAAACGCTCTTTAAACAAGTTTACATATGCAAATGTATTAGAATTTTTACCTGTTATGTAGTAATTAATCGTGTAAGTACCCATAATGGTTGCATTACCGCTAGGGGCAACCGCCATCGTATAGGTGAGGGTCGATGCACCCGTAACAGTAATGCGGTAAGTTCCGTTAAATTCTGCGGGGGTCGCACCTGCGACTGTTATGGTGTTACCTGTAACAAGATTATGAGGACTAGCAGTCGTTAAGGTAGCGGTTAGGTTACCCGTTCCACCCCTAGTAATCGTAGAAATAGTCTGTGCGGTACTTGTCGTAGCACTTCTTGACCATCTTGTACCATCATAAACAATCATGGGGTCAACATTGTTTACGGCTGGCATAAAAGAGCCACCAGCAGTCGTAATCATGGCGTGAATCCATTTACCATCGGTATTGCCTGTAAGACTAGCTGTAGCCGTAGAAGTGCTTGTATCCCAAATAGTTGTTGCGGTAGAGGCAAACAACTTTGTCGTACTCGGACTTGAATAACTCATCAAGGACAAAACCTCACCAGTTATGCCCGTAGAAATCTTGGTATAGCCTTTTCTGAGGGTCACATCGGTAGGCGTAGGAAAGAAATTGACCATCTGAACCGCATCTAATTGGTTCATTTCTGCCAAAGAATCCCTTGCGTTCCACCCCCCAATCGGAGATGGCAAGGAAGCGGTCATTGCCCGTCTTTGTTGAGCTACCGCCATTATGTGCCAAAGCCAGTGTCTGGAATGTTAGCGTAACCAATAAGCACCTTGGTTGGGTAGGGTGCAAAGCTAAGGTTAGCAGAACCTTTATCGTTGGCTTTGGCTACATTCAAATAGCGGAAATAGTCTTGTTGCAATGCAGTAGTGTCAAAGCCTTTAATTTGGAAATACTTAAGTTTTGTGCTTAGAACCATAACTGTATCGTCAAAAATGGTTGTATCGGTGTCAACCGTAAAGCTGTTCTTGACTGCACCAGCAGCACTTCTAGCCCAACCTTTTGAGCGGTATTCAAAGCCTAAATACTCTTGTGTGTTATATGGTGGCCAAATTTGGAACTTATCGCCTAGAATACGCCACCTAATGCGTGGGCCTGTTGAGATATAACCCGACTTAAGCCATTGCCATTGTTGGGCATCTTCAGGGCCAAGCATCTGCCAATGCTTTGTTTT